ACATCTAGAGAAGATTGGTACGATTCGTATCGAAAAGGTTTAGATTTATTAGGATTTAAATATCAGGAAAGAACACAACCTTTTACAGGAGCAAGTGGGGTTACGCATCCTTTGCTGTCTGAATCAGTTACACAGTTTCAAGCACAAGCATATAAAGAACTACTACCTTCAGGAGGACCTGTAAGAACACAAATTATAGGAACACCTGACACCGAAAAAGAACAACAGGCTGAGAGAGTTCGTGATTTTATGAACTATCAGATCATGCATGTCATGGAAGAGTTTGATCCTGAGCTAGATCAAATGCTTTTTTATTTACCATTAACAGGTTCAACATTTAAGAAAATTTATTTTGATGCAACTCTTGGAAGAGCTGTATCTAAATTTATACCAGCCGATGATTTAATTGTTCCTTATCTGGCTACTGATTTACTATCAGCAGAGAGAGTTACACATGTTCTTCGCAGAACAGAAAATGAAATTAAAAAAATGCAAGTTATTGGTATGTACCGTGATATTGACATACAACCTTTTTACGAAGACTCGCGTATTCAAGAAACAAAAAATCGAATAGAAGGAACGCAAAATACTAATTACAATAATGATAATTATACACTATTAGAGATACACTGTGATTTAGATTTACCTGGGTTTGAAAATCAAGATGGAATTAAACTTCCATACATCGTCACAGTTGATGAAGGTTCAGGAAAAGTTTTATCCATATATAGAAACTATGCAGAAGATGATGCTTTTTATAAAAAGAAACAATATTTTGTACACTATAAGTTTTTACCTGGGCTTGGCTTTTATGGCTTTGGTCTTATCCACATGCTCGGGGGTCTCTCCAGAACTGCAACGTCAGCACTTAGACAACTTATTGATGCAGGTACATTGTCCAATCTCCCTGCGGGTTTCAAGGCTCGTGGACTGCGAGTTAAAGACGACGATACTCCCCTTCAACCAGGAGAGTTTAGGGATGTAGATGCACCTTCAGGAGATCTACGTTCAGGTCTCATGCCTTTACCTTACAAAGAACCAAGTGCAACGTTATTTCAATTACTGGGATTTGTTGTACAAGCTGGTCAACGTTTTGCTACAATTGCTGATCAAAAAATTGGCGATAGTGTGGCAGCAAATGCACCTGTTGGAACAACAATGGCTCTTATGGAAAGAGGCTCTCGTGTTATGTCCGCTATTCACAAGAGATGTCATTACGCACAGAAGATTGAATTTCAATTATTAGCTAAAGTATTTAAAGAATTTACAGAACCTTTTTATCCGTACGATGTAGGGCAAGATGTTGTTCCTAGCGTTAAGTCAACAGACTTTGATGATCGTGTTGATATTATGCCTGTATCTGATCCAAATATATTTTCTATGTCTCAACGTGTTACGTTGGCACAGACACAATTACAATTAGCACAGACGAATCCTGAAATGCATAACTTGTATGAAGCTTATAAAAGAATGTACCAAGCTTTAGGAGTTACAGACATACAAGGTATTTTACCTGTACCGCAGTCTCCAACACCAAAGGATCCTGCAATTGAAAATGCTAATGGTTTATCTATGATGACTCTTACAGCATTTAGAGGACAAGACCATCAAGCACACATTAGTGCACATAGAACTACAATGTCTTCTCTTTTAGTAAAAGGAAATCCTCAAGTAATGACAATTTTTCAAACTCATATTCTTGAACATGTATCTATGTTGGCACGAGAAGAGATTGAAGCAGCAAATGCAGAAGCTATTCAAAAAGAAGCAGCGAAATATGGCGGTGAATTACCTCCTCAACTACAACAGCAGTTTCAACAAGTAATAGAAACGCAAGTTGCAGCTAAAATTGATGAGTATTTGGAAGAAATGTTCTTAGATGAGTTACAAGAAACACAAAGTCAAGGCCAAGATCCGTTAATCGCGCTTAAAGAACAAGAAATACAGCTTAAAGCAAGAGATATTCAACGAAAAGAGAACAATGATCAAGGAAGATTAAGCATTGATCAACAAAAATTACAGCAAACAGCAGATATTGCTCAAGATAGAATTGATTCTCAAGAAGATATCGCGCAACTACGTGCTAATGTTAACCTAACTAAAGCAAAAGAACCTAAAAAAATAGATGAACAAAGGAATATACGTTTTGATAATTAAAACTCAAACTGCAGAAGATAGATTAACTGGTTTTTTCGACATGCTAATGAATTTTGTGGAAAAATCTTCACAATCTTCTGAAGATAGGTTACTAATAGGGGGAGCAATGATGAGTATAGCTACTCTTATTTACCATGATGAGCTTGGTAAAGTAGAAGGTAATACTTTATTTGATAATAACGCTGTAGATTTTATTAAAGTGGTAAAACCTACAATACATTAGGAGATAACATGGCATTAAACAATCCAAAACCAAAATTTATAAATGGTTCACTATATCCGAATGCAAAAATGACTGTTTCAAAAGACATGAATCCTTATGCAGGTCCTCATGTAAATAAAACATCAATTGCAGACGTTCACTCAGCTACTATGGAAGGACCAAAGGTCACTCAAAACTTAGGTGCTGGGCCAAAAGGACAAAGAAGTAAAGTACAGATCAAAAAAGTACCATTCAAAGGTTTATTTTAGTCAAAAAATAAGATAAATTCTTTTCTTTAATAAAGGAGGTTATATGAACCTATTAAAAGATCTATGGTCACACGTTAAAGAGTGGTCAGAGTGGAAAATGAAGGACTGGATCAAGGCGGCTATCGTAGCTATTATTGTTATCTGGGTAATTAGCTGGATGACAGGCGGAGCAGCATAATGTTTCAGGTTCTCGGTGGATTACTGGGTGGTAAAGGCGGAGCCTTAAAAACCATTGCTAAAGTAGTCGACGAGATTCATACATCAGAAGAAGAGAAATTAGATAAAAAGATTTTAATGCAACGCATTCAACAAAAGCTTGCAGAAAAACAATTAGATGTTAATGCAAAGGAAGCCAGCCATCGCAGCATATTTGTTGCTGGCTGGCGACCATTCATAGGATGGATTGGAGGCCTTGCGTTAATGTTCGAATTCATTCTATCTCCCTGCATAGAATGGTATAGTAAATTTGCAGGATTAAACCTAACTGCTCCAGAAATTCAAACTGGGCCTCTTCTAGCAATTGTCACTTCAATGCTCGGCGTGGCGGGAATGAGAAGTTTTGAGAAAGCGAAAGGATTAACAAAATGAAAGATTTAAGTGGAGACGGAAAAATAACTAAAAAAGATGTTTTAATAGGCAGAGGAGTCATTGCTAAAAAAAGTGGTGGCATGGCAAAAGGTTCAAGAGAAGGTTCTGTTATTAAAGCAAGCAAAGGGACCCACGTAACAAAAGACGGAAGAACTGTTAAAAAAGGACTTTATTACAACATGAACAAACGCCGTAAAGCAGGGACAAGTCGACCTGGCAAAGGCACTGTTTCTGCAAAAGCTTTAAAACAATCAGCTAAGACTGCTTTTAAACCTAAAAAGAAAAGTTAATGCCTTTTCGCTCTAAAAAACAAAGAGCATACCTTTACGCCAATGAGCCTAAGATAGCAAAAAGTTGGGCAAAAAAACATGGGAATAAGATTGTAAAAAAAAGCGTTGGAGGTTATATAAAGGTTAAACCAAGAGGTTTTGGAAGAATGTTAAAAAATAAAAGACCTACAACAAAAATATATACATGACATACGACGAATTAGCTGGTTCCGTAAAATTATCAGAAGGATTTAGAGATCACGTTTACATAGACACTGAAGGATTTCGCACAATAGGTTGGGGTCATAAAGTAGTACACGAAGATAAATTTGAAGACGGTAAAACATATACTAAAGAAGAATTACAAGAAGTATTTGATAAAGATTTAAAGAAAGCGATAGGTCAAGCAAGGCAGCTCATGGAAGAACATGATGTCACTGATTTGCCTACAACCGCGCAGCATACCATTACCGAAATGGTATATCAGCTTGGAAAATCAGGCGTGTCCAAGTTCCGTAACATGTGGAAATGCCTGCAGGAAAGCAATTTTATTGGTGCGAGTTACGAGATGCTCGACTCGAAATGGAATAAACAAACTCCAAATCGCTGCAAAAAATTAGCTGACCAAATGAAATCATGCGACTAGAAAATTTTTTCACATATTACAAAAAAGAATTAATTGCTAGACAAAAGCAAGTAGAAGAGGCTATATTAGGTGGACAGTGCAAAAGTTGGGAAGATTATAAGTATCTTTCAGGTAAACTTGCAGCACTTAAACAAGAAGAACAGGAACTCACGGACCTGCTAAGAAAAACGGAGCTAGAAGATGAATAAAACAGCAAGTAAATTAATTATGCCAAAACATATTTGGGATGGTAAGAAAGAAGAGAAACAAAAGAAAGATATAGAAAAAGTACCTCAACCTACAGGATATCGTCTTGTTTTATTTCCTTTAAAACTAGAAGGTAAGACAGCAGGAGGTGTAATTCTTACAGATACTGCTATTGAACAAGCTTCGATTGCTACTAATATTTGTAAAGTTATTGCTGTAGGACCTGATGCTTATCAAGATAAGGTTAAATTTCCTAATGGCGCGTGGTGCAAAAAAGACGATTGGATTATCATTACAAAATATGCTGGAGCTAGACTCAGTATTGATGGTGGTGAACTTCGCATAATCAACGACGATGAAGTACTGGCAGTTGTCGACGATCCAAGAGATATTTTGCCAGCTAATTTAATGTAACATGGAGAATTCTATGCAAGAAGTACAGACTAATAAAGCAGAAAAGATGGTTCCAATAGATACATCTGGAGAATCTATAGATATAGAAGTTAAAGAGGATAAAGTTGATTCTGTTAAAGAAACTTCAACAGATACACCTGTTGTAGAGGTTCAAGAAACAACAGATACACCTGTTGTAGAAAACAAAGAAGAGCTAGAAGAATATAGCGTTGGTGTAAAAAAACGTATTGACAAGCTTACAAAGAAAATGCGTGAAGCTGAGAGACGTGAACAAGCAGCAATTGAATATGCTAAAAAAATTCAAGTAGAGAACAAAAATTTAAAATCATTTACAAACATAACATCTAAAGAAAGAATTGCTTCAGATGAAGAACGTTTAACATCTAATGAAAGTTTATTAAAAGCTTCTCTTCAACAAGCAGTTGAAAATAGCGATGTTGAAAAACAAGTTTTAGCTCAACAAGAGTTAGCAAAACTAGCTATTGAACAGGAAAGACTTAAAATAAGAAAACAGAAACAAGCTCAAGCTGAAGCTGTAAAGGAAGAACCTGAGAATGAACAACCTTGGGAAAATACACAAAATCAGCAAGCTCAACAGGCTCAACCTGATCCAAAAGCACAAGAATGGGCAGAAAAAAATAAATGGTTTGGTAATGATAAGCCTATGACATACACTGCGATGTCTTTTCATGACGAAATAGTGTCAGAAGGGTTTGACGTAACATCAGATGAATACTATAATGAGATAGATAAACGTATACGTAAAGAATTTCCCCATAAATTTTCAGATGGAGGGGAAGCTAGCAGACCAAAGCAAAAGGTTGCTTCTGCTGTAAGAACATCGTCCACTGGACGCCGCACTGTGAGACTCACACCTTCACAGGTAGCTATCGCAAAAAAACTTGGTGTGCCGCTCGAAGAGTACGCAAAACACGTGAAGGAGGCGTAATATGACTACAGATAGTAAACAAAAAACCTCACGCAAATTAGAGACCCGTGAACAACAAACTCGTAAAAAAGGTTGGGTTCCACCATCTAATTTAGATGCTCCTGAACCACCTGAAGGTTTTCACCATAGGTGGGTAAGATTTGAGTATAGAGGACAAGCAGACGATAAGAATGTAACCGCTAGACTTAGATCTGGGTATGAACCTGTGAGAGCAGATGAATATCCCGACAGGATAGATTTACCTCATTTAACTGAGGGAAAATTTAAAGGTATCGTAGCAGTAGGTGGATTAATGTTAATGAGATGTCCGATTGAAGTTAAAGAGTCAAGAGATGAATATTTTGCTAATTTAACTAACGATCAACAGAAATCAGTTGACAACGACCTTATGAGGGAAGAGCACCCCTCCATGCCAATTTCTCAAGAAAGGCAGTCTCGGGTAGAATTTGGTGGAAACAAAAAATCTTGATGGGCAAGATTTATGTCTCTACCAACATTGTCTAAAGGAGACATAACATGGCTAATATAAATGCAGCTTTTGGTCTACGTCCTTACGAAAGATCAGGCTCAAATTATAATAACCAGGGTGTTAATGCGTATCCTATTAATTTTGAAGGCTCAAGCAGTGGAACAACAAGTTTAATTTGGACTGGTTCTCCAGTTATCCCTCTAGCTAGCGGATTAATAGATATCGTAGGT